GCTTGAAGGACGGCGCTTTCTGGCAGGAGTGGTTTGGAACCTCGGCGAGCGGCCAGCATGTCACGGTCGACAAGGCGCTGCAGCTGTCCACTGTCTGGGCCTGCGTGCGGCTGCTATCGGAGTCGGTCTCTACCTTGCCCCTGAAGCTGTACCGGCGCATGCCCGACGGGTCGCGTGAAACCGCCAAGGATCACCCGCTGTTCCGGCTGCTGTGCCGGGTGCCAAACAGTGAAATGACCCCGCAACGCTTCATGCTGCTGGTGGTGGCGAGCATTTGCCTTCGAGGCAATGCCTTCGTCGAGAAGAAGTTCATTGGCAACCGCCTGGTCGCACTGGTGCCGCTGCTGCCTCAGTGCATGAAGGTGAAGCGGCAGGACAACGGTAGGCTCAAGTACACATACGTTGAAAACGGTACTGACCGGGACATCCCCGAAAAGAGCCTGATGCACATCCGTGGGTTTGGCCTGGATGGTGTGTGCGGCATGCTCCCCGTGACTACAGGCCGTGACATTTTCGGCTCGGCCATGTCGGCTGAGGAGGCCGCTGCGAAGGTGTTCGCCCAGGGCATGCAGGCCTCAGGCATCCTCAGCAGCGACACGCTACTGAAGCCTGAGCAGCGTGAGCAGCTGAGGGCAAGCCTTGGCGCCTTCATGGGGTCCAAGAACGCCGGCAAGATCATGGTGGCCGAGGCAGGCATGAAGTACCAGGGAATAACGATGAACCCTGAGGCGGCCCAGATGCTGGAGTCTCGGTCGTTCAACGTTGAAGAAATCTGCCGGTGGTTCCGCGTGCCGCCGTTCATGGTGGGGCACATGGATAAGCAGTCCAGCTGGGCCAGCTCGGTTGAGGCGCAGAACCTGCACTTTCTGACCAACAGCTTGCGGCCATTGCTCGTCAACATCGAACAGGAAATCACCCGATGCCTAATCGGTGAGGTTGATGCCGATGAGTTCTTTGCTGAATTCGCCGTAGAGGGCCTGCTGCGCGCTGACAGCGCCGGCCGCGGCGCCTGGTACAACACGGCCCTGCAAAATGGCTGGATGAGCCGGAATGAAGTACGCCGCCTCGAAAACCTGGCACCGATCCCGGGTGGCGATACCTTCACCGTGCAATCAGCGCTTGTCCCGCTCGACCAGCTGGGCAAGCAGTCAGCTGGCATGTCGTCGGCGGCCACCGCGTTTATGTTGCGCATCGCCGCTGCCAACCAGAGCGGTGACAAGGGGGCGATCAGTGATGCATTCGACCTGGCGTCCAAGGCGCTGGAATCTGGAAACCCCGACGGCCCAGTTATGGCCCATGCCCTGATCTCGCTACCACTGCTCAAAGCAGCCTGACCCTGGAGTAACTCATGACACTGAAGACCATTCCGGAGGCTCCGGCGGCACGCCCGCGCGCGCAGATCCACTGCGATCTCATGCCTATGGCGCTGGAGCGCTGGAACCCGTCGATCAAGGCCGCCGCGACCGACGACAACACTATCACCATGTACGACCCGATCGGCTTCGACTGGTGGACTGGCGAAGGCGTAACAGCCAAGCGGATCAGCGCTGCGCTGCGCTCCATCGGCGACAACGATGTGACCGTGAAGATCAACAGCCCTGGCGGCGATGTCTTCGAAGGCCTGGCCATCTACAACTTGCTGCGCGAGCACAAAGGCAAGGTGACCGTCCAGGTGCTGGGCCTGGCTGCCTCGGCTGCATCCTTCATTGCGATGGCCGCCGATGAAGTCCAGGTCGCCCGGGCCGGCTTCCTGATGATCCACAACAGCTGGACCATGGCCGCAGGAGATCGTAACGAGATCCGCGAGGTAGCTGACTTCCTCGAGCAAATCGACGGGACGCTGGCCGATATCTACTCAGTTCGCACCGGCGATAAGCCGGAAGCGATGCGAAAGCTGATGGACGTGGAGACCTGGATGGGCGGCAGCGCCGCGATAGAGGCAGGTTTCGCTGACAGCCTGCTTGCCTCGGATGCGATCCAGGAAGACCCGCAGGCCTCCGCACCTCATCAGGTGGCGGCTCGCCGCCTGGACGTGATTCTTGCCAAGCAAGGCATGTCGCGCACCGACCGACGCGCGCTGATTCAAGACCTCAAAGCTGGTACGCCAGGCGCTACCAGCTCCGGCAAGCAGAACGCTGCCGAAACACCGGCCGAATTGGCCAACCCCATCGCCGACCTACAAGCCGCACTCGCGCGGTTCTCGGCAGCAGCTATTCAAACCGGAGCAAAACTATGAGCGAATCCACCGCAGATCTGCTGAAGAACGTATCCGCCGAACTGAAGAAGGCGACCGATGAATTCAGCAAGCAGGCCGAAAATGCCCTGGCCGAAGCCAAGAAGGCAGGCTCTCTGTCGAGCGAGACCAAGGCAACCGTCGACGAACTGGCCACCAAGTTCAACTCACTCACCGAAGCCGAAAAGCAGCTGAAGGCCCGCCTGGGTGAAATGGAGCAGGAACTGGTGCGCAACCCAGGGAACACCGCTGCGACCCCACGCGACACCGTTGGCGGCGTCGTTATCAAGAGCGAAGCGCTGAAGCAGTTTGCGGCCAGCGTCGAGGGTAATCGCCGTGTGAGCGTTTCGGTTCAAGCTGCCCTGATCAGCTCCGGCGTTGCTGAGGGCGTGGTTGAGCCGCAGCGCCTGCCAGGCATCGATACCGAGCCGAAGCAGCGACTGTTCATCCGCGACCTGATTGCCCCGGGCCGAACCACTTCTCCCGCGATCTTCTGGGTTCAGCAGACCGGCTTCACCAACGCCGCGCGCGTCGTGGCCGAGAACACCGCCAAGCCGTACAGCGATATCCAGTTCGCTACCAAGATCACCCCGGTGAGCACCATCGCGCACATGTTCAAGGCGTCGAAGCAGATTCTGGACGACTTCGCGCAGCTGCAATCTACCATCGATACCGAAATGCGCTACGGCCTGAAGTATGCCGAAGAGCAGGAAATTCTGTTCGGTGATGGCACTGGTGTCCATCTGCACGGCATCGTGCCGCAAGCCACCGCATTCGCGGCAGCGTTCGAGGTCGAGCAGCAGTCCGGTATCGATGACCTGCGTCTTGCAATGCTGCAGGCGCAACTGGCGCGCCTGCCGGCCTCGGGCCACGTTCTGCACTTCATCGACTGGGCAAAGATCGAGCTGACCAAGGACACCCTTGGCCGCTACATCCTGGCCAACCCGCTGGGCCTGACCGGTCCGCTGCTGTGGGGCCTACCGGTCGTTGCCACCGAGATCGCCGCCTTCCAGGGCAAGTTCCTGACCGGCGCCTTCCAGACTGGCGCTCAGCTGTTCGATCGCGAGGACGCCAATGTGGTGATCTCGACCGAGAACGCCGACGACTTCGAGAAGAACATGATCTCGATCCGCTGCGAGGAGCGTGTTGCGCTGGCGGTGAAGCGCCCTGAGGCCTTCATCTACGGCAACTTCACCGCCCCGACCACCCCTTGACCTGAATGGGCCGCCCGCGCGGCGGCCCACTGGAGGCTGTCATGAAGATGAAGACCTTGAAGCCGCTCTACCTGGGTGGGAGAACCCTGGTTGAAGGTAGCCCGTTTATCACCGATGAACAGCACGGCCGCGAGCTCATCCAGAAGGGGTATGCGGAGAAGCATGAAGGCGACGATGAGGCGCTGGTCGACCTGACCCAGGGCGATGCTCCACCGGCCGCAACTACTTCGGCCTCGGTAGCCACCGATACCAAGTCCAAGGCCACTTCCAAGAAGAAGGCTGACTGATCATGTCCGTCATTGCCATCGACATTGCCATGCATCACCTGCTGGCCGAGCCAGACGACCAGGTGCTAGTACAGGAACAGCTTGATGCGGCAGAAGGGGCGGCGATGCAATTCCTCAATCGACGCTTCTATCTGGATCAGGTAGCGCTCGACCAGGCCCGTGCCGGCGTGCCGGCGGCGATGCGGGCGGCCAAAGAGGCGAATGCCGCCGCCGTGGCTGACGCAGAGGCCGAGCCGGACCACGCGCTACGCTGCCGCCTGCTCGAGCATGCCCGGCAGGTACTGGCCGACGCCTACGACCAGGCCGACGCAATCGCCTATGGCATGGTGATCAATGCCCAGATCCAGGCGGCCTGCTTACTCAAGCTTGGCCACTTGTTCGCCAACCGCGAGGATGTCGTTACCGGCACCATTGCCACCGAGCTGCCGCTGGCGTCCCAGCACCTTCTGATGCCGCACCGCATCCGGATGGGTGTGTGATGCAGGCCGGCAAGCTGCGGCACCGGATCGACATCGAGGAGTTCGCCCCAGTTGGCGATGAAGCGGCCGGCGAGTTTGGTGAACCTGATTGGGTGCCGCGCTGGGCGAAATGCCCGGCCAGGGTTGAGCCGTTGTCAGCCCGCGATTTGGTCGCGGCAAAGGCGGCTCAGTCTGAGGCCACAGCGCGCATGGTGATCCGGTATCGCCAAGGAGTGCTGCCCACCATGCGTATCGTCTACCGCGGCGAGGTCTACAGCATCGAAGGACCACCCTTGGAGGACGACAAGTCCGGCCAGGAGTACCTGACCATCCTCGTGTCGAAAGGTGTAAAAGATGGCTGACGGCGTCGAGTTCAGCATCACCGGCTTGGATAGCCTGCTGGGGAAACTGGACTCGGTCAGCTATGACGTTCGCCGAAAGGGTGGCCGCGCGCATTGCGCAAGGCCGCCCCGGTGGTGATGCAGAAGGCCAAAGACGGCGCCGAGCGGATCGACGACAAGGCAAACGGCCGCTCGAACTCGGAACACATTG